CCCCGCACAAGATGGTTTATTGAAGCCGTTAGTTCATCTAGATACCCTAAAAGAGACGAAGAAACATCTCAGTCGGTAACGCCTATTTCTAAACCAGTACACGACTGGACATCTCACCACCGAACGCAAATGGAGTATTTTGCTGTCAACTACCACTCAGAGAGTTCCGACGATCCTCAGAGCTATGTTAGTAGCCCAAATTCTCAAGTGTCTACAAACCCTGTAGCTCTTGACGGAATTAACCTAAATTCAGGGCTAGATGCTATACTAAATAGAGACAATAATTCAGGGAATGATTGGATGCTATGAGTAAACTTGTACTACTAGACAACTCACGATTTACCACAATGATTATAGACCCGACAATTGTTTACAATGAGGATAGAAAAGTAATATGTAATTATTGCGGCAACATACTATTCACCATGAATCGCAAGTTTGCAGTTATAGCAGATGGAGCTAGTCCTATGGTGGGTATTGGAAAAGAAGTCCCTTTTAGTGTATTCAGGTTTACTAGAATGTGTGGTGATTGTCGGCATTATTATATAGTCTATTTCGACAGGGCATATGATACAATATAGAAAAGGCCAGATCTTGTTCTGGCTATTTTAATTGGAGTTATATAAATGAAACCAGATAGCTATACACAATACAACGAAGATCCAACAGTAGACGCACTTGATGGGCAAGAGGGTGTAGTTGAAGCTGTAGAGACTTTTGGATTAGAATTGTCAGATGATGAGATAGTCAAGACATTAAATGAGCGCATCAACGATTCTCGCACATTCTGGAACGACAGATCATCCTTTAACTTAAAAGAAAGACGAAAGCGCAACGCCCGATATGTCGTTGGAGATCATTGGTATGATGTTTCAGGAGCTACAGATATACCATACGTTCAAAATGAAATATTTACTGCTGAACAAGTAATATCAGCCTATGTCACTGGTAATTTACCAGAGGTGGAAGTATTACCTGCGACTGATACACCAGAATCCCGCAGATTTGCAGCTAATATCCAATCAATGCTAATTCACCATGCTCAAGAACATGGTTTGCAGGCAATACTTTGCAATGTAGTATTATCTCTATTGAATGACTATATTGCAGTTATTGAGCTTGAATGGGATCCCAACTGTGGAGAGTTTGGAGATATTGTTCCTAAATACCGCGATCCAAAGAACATCATTGCAGACAAGAGAGCTAAACTAGGGGATAACCCTGGTTTTTGGAGCTTTACTAACCAGAATACAGCCGAAGAACTATCTGCTAAATTCCCCAAGGCGGCCGATAAAATCCGCAACAAAGTTGGCGATAAGATGCAATCAATCATCACATGGCGCTCAGTTTGGGTAACTGTTTATATTGAGGGCAAGCCAGTGGAGGCTTATACCGCATATTTCGACGAGATTGTTCTAGCCAAACATAAAAGCCCAAATTGGATTTATGACGAAGAGATTGAAGAGACTACGAATTATCTCACAGAATCTAAGAAGCCTATATTATCATTCAACTATATCAATGATGGTACACACGTAATTGACCGATATGGGCCAATAGATCAGGTAATACCGCTACAGCTCATGATTGATCGTATAGGTCGCCAGATCCAAAAAGGCGTTGCACATTCTTCACCAGTTCTGGTGTTTAATAAGAAAGCGCTACCTAAACCAGCAGCCGATCAGGTTAAGGGGTCTCCATGGGAAAAGATACTTGTTGATGCAAAAGATGTTCGCACCGCCTATGGAGTAATACAAGCCGACCAAGTACCAGCATTTGTTGTGAATGAAATCAACCGCCTGGCTGCATCTCTTCATGAAATATTTGGAACACCGCCTCAAATGCGCGGTGATTCCAATAACAACCAAACAGCTACTCAAGACCTTATGGCTCGTAATCAAGCGCAGGGACGGCAAGATTTACTTGTAAGAGCAATAGATCGCGGTCTTGACAGTTACTTCAATTATTTATTGCAAATGATGAAGGTATATTACACAGAGGATCACTTCGCTTCGATGCTTGGTGAAGATGGCAGATATAACTTTGTTGCACTCAATAGAAGTAAGATAGAAGATGGTGTCAAAGTACGCATTAAACCAGGATCTACTGTACCTATGGATAAGGGCAGGCTCAGTGCAGTTGGATTACAACTAGCTGAGATGGGTAAGATTTCTCTGCTATCTCTGTATGAGTTCCTTGATGTTCCAAACCCAGGTAAACATGTTGAGCGTGTACTTAAAGAGCAAATTGACCCCACAGTTACAATCGAAGATATTAGGAATGATGACCAAGATGCTAACGCTGCTGAAGACTATGATTCAATCAAGGCTGGACAAGAAGTACCTCCACGAGATGACCCAGATACACATCACATAAAAACACACCAACAGCAGCTATTATCTAATGACTTTATGGAATGGCCTGTGCAAAATCAAGAGATGTTTAAAGCCCATATTGAAGCTGAGATACAAAAGGCTAAACTACTCAATGGCATTACAGATGAGGAGCTTTACCCTAAGCCTGAAGATGTATCTGTAAAATCTAGCCTAAAAGTACCAGAAGCTATGAAGGGCGAACCACCAGTGGAGCCGCCAATAACACCTCCAAGTCTACCGCCACAAGGGGAAGCACCACCAGTCCCAGACATGGCTAACCCATCTGTTCCGCCAATTGTCTAAGTATGGTATAATTTATAGTATCTAAACAAGGAACATCTATGTCATTACAGCAGGAAGTAGACGCAATAATCTCAGAGGAGAATATAACAAACGAAAACCTGGCAACAGAAGAGCCTAAATCCGCAGATGATACGTCAGATAACACATCGAAGGACACAAATGATAGCGAGTCAAATAATGATGCTGACGATCAGTCAGATGACGATAAAGCAGACGATCAGTCAGATGAGTCAAACGATGACGGTCAGGCAGAAGAAAAGTCAGACGAAGATGATGCAAAAGACTCGAAAGATGAAGAAGATCCTGAAGAAGATCCTTCACCAAGTGATACAGTTAATGAGGCTAAAACATTCCTAGATAATCTAGACATTAATGTAGACAAAGTTATTAATGAAGATGGTAGTGTTAAGCCTTGGGAAGAGGTCGTACCAGCTGGCGCATTTTTAGCATCACAGTTAGAGCCAGTTAAGGTAGTTGATAAAGATGGTAAAACACACGAATTTCTACTGATCTCAGATGTGGAAAAGAAGTTTCCAGATGGATTTGAAGCCAAGAATAATATAGAACAGATGAAGTTTCAGAACGCCATTCTTGGCAATGAGGCTAAGTTCGAGAACGCTGTGAAGACGTATAATGGCGCTAAAGAGCAATATACCAAGGAAACCAATCTATTAGTCCAGAAAAATAACGACAATCAGCGTATCAACAAAGAGTATCGGGCTATGGCCGACCAGGGCCTTGTCCCTAAAGTAGAAGGCAGTCCAGACGACCCTAAGTTCCTAGAGCAGCCAGCCGTTAAAGAGTTAAACAAGATACTTGAGTGGCAAGAGGCAAAGAACAAGGAGCTATCGTCAAAAGGTCTAGGTCAGATAAACAGCCTATATGTAGCAAAGCAGATGATGGATATGGAAACCGACAAAAAGTCCAAAGAATCTGCTGCACAGAAAATTGACAAGGAGCGCAAAGAAGTAGCCAGCCTGTCATCTAATTCTAATCAAGGAAAGGATACACCAAAAACACCTCCAAGGAATATTCCAATGTCTAGACTGGCAGACGAGATAATCGCAACGGAGGGTCTACGGTAATGCAAGAAATAATATTTTTACTAGCGGTATTAATCAAGAAGGAAGTCATCACTAAAGAGGAGGGTATTAAGATCAAAGGGTCTATATCATCAGGCATTCTAACATCCAATCTTGGCGAGATGGTTGGCAAGATTAATGAAGCTCTTGAATCTAGTGTGGATATTGAAAAACTAGACGCAGCCGATCTTTTTAGTAAATAGTTGAGATTTTATAATATTTGTGATATGCTAATTGTAACGAAACGGCAAGTTGTTTGCCGTTTTTGTTTTGTAAAAAATAAGGAGAAATAAGAATGGTTTTTAACAACAGAATCACAGACATCACTTATAACCGCATACTTCCAAAGGTTGTGGACACTAAGAATGATGGCAATGTCGCTACAGCCCGTATACTGGGAGTGCAACTAGGTCGAACATGGACAGGACATGTAATAAATCAAACTATCCAGATTGACAATGATGCAACTGGTGGCGCTTTTGATGGTCTTGACCAGTTCTCTACAGCACAAACAAACAACACTCGCCAGTTAAGCTGGTATGTAAAAGGTTACTACCAAAGCGTTGTTGCTTCAGGTATGGAGCAAGACGTAAACAGCGGTGAAGCTCAAGCTATTCGCTACCTAACATCAATCATGGATCGCTCAAAGGTTTCAATGCTTAATGGCATCGGCACTTTGTTCTATGGAGTTGGTTCAGGCAAAAACTTTGAAGGATTTGGTCTCATCTCCGACGATGGTACTGCAACAAGCTCATACGGTGGACTTACACGCGCCACTTATGGAGCAAACATCAACGCTTACGTAGATGCAGCAGCAACACTTACCTTCCAAGAAATTGCAACAGCAATTGACAACAGCAGCGCTTCAAGCGTTGAGATGGAACGACCAAATATTGGTTACATGAGTCCTGCGGTATGGAGCATCTTTGAGAGCCTACATCACGCTTCTGTAGAAGCTAAGTATGACTCACTAAGTCTTAACGGATACTCTACAATCAATGGCAACACACCAATTGGACGTACTATCCCAGCTGACTCACTCAAGGGCGCAAGCGGATTCGATAGCCTATCATTCCGAAAAATACCATTTGTTGCAGATGACAAAGCTACTTCACAGACACTCTTCCTCATCAACGAACACTACCTTGAGTTCCCAGTACTTCGTTCAACAAGCAAGAGCGTAAAGCAAGTATCACCAAACCCAGAAGAGCAAGAAGGTTACTACTCAGAAGCTAAACTTCCTTCAAGCATCCAGTTCCGCGATATGATGGAATCAATCAACCAGTACGGCTCAGCAGGATTCTTCCTTGTCATGGGTAACTTGATTCACCGTAACCCTAAAAGGAACGCTCGCCTAACTGGAATCGTAGGATAATAAGGAAATAAGAAGGAGAAAATTATGACAAACCTAGTAGCAATCAATACACGAGAGGTTAGCTCAACAAAGCAGCATATCCTCGGTCAAGTGTATACGGATCAGTTCGATAGAGTATATCGATACGTTAAAGCTGGCGCGGCAGAATTAGCACCAGGCAAACTTGTAGTGAACGGAGACGCAAGCACAAGTGGTACAAATGTAACTGTCGCCCGCACCTATACAGCAGGCGCAACCTCTGTAGTCGTAGACTTCGGCGGTGCAGTAGCTGCTGATTACTTTGCAGACGGCACTCTTACGGTATCTGACGCAACAGGCGAAGGTGTAACTGTAGAGGTAGAAGGTAACACAGCAACAAGTGGTGCTGGAGAATCTACTATCAGTCTTAAAGAGCCAGTACCAGTAGCCTTGACGATTGACGTGAGTGAAGTAACTCTTGATCGCAGCCCATGGGATGCTGTTGTCATCTCGGCTGTTGACCAGGCAGATGTCCCCGTTGGAATCCCAAATGTTACAATTGCAGCTGGCAGCTATGGATGGGTTCAGACTCGCGGTACATGTGCGGCACTTGCTGATGAGGCAGTGACTAAAGGACTTGCACTAACCATCGGTACGGGTGTTGCTGGAGCAGTAGAGGCACAAGACGGTGCTGGGGAACCAGTAATCGGCGTGGCACAGATAGCTCTTGTTGATACTGAATACCGACCTGTATTCTTATCAATAGACTAACAACCAGCTAAAAAAATAAAAAACAATGTAAAGAGCAGCCTCAACATGGGGCTGTTTTTTATATTAAATGTGGTATAATTCAAATATGCAAGAAAAACTTGAATCAAAACGAGAGCAAGTAAAGGCTAAGTTTGACCAGGTATCTAAACAGATTGAGAGACTACAGCATGACCAAATGGAGCTAAGGGGTGCTTATTCTGTTTTAGAAGAGCTAATCAACGATAGTAAAGACGATAAGTCGGAGGAATCATAGTGGAACCAGTAGAACAAAGCGCACCAGATCAGAGTATTCGACAAAAATTAGACAAGATGTTTAGTCGTTATGACTATGTAGGCATTAAAAACATCTTAAACAAAGATTTTGAATGGCTTGTGGCTCTTGAGCAAAATGAAATACTAGGGATGTCTCCAGCCGACAATATGAACGAGGAGTCGATGGCGCATCGTGTGGGTGGTCAATTTCTACCAGGTGACTCCGTTGTTAAGTCTACATCCAGAGTTACTAAAGTTGTGATAAAAAAGGATGAGAAAAAGATGATTATCGGCGAAGGTGCGTATGTAGTTGTGCAAAAGATATTCAACGCTTATATACGTGAGAAATATGGCAACAACAAGGCGGCATTGGCTAAGCTGCGCAATCCTCATATTCAAGACCAAATAGTGCCAATGATAGTGCCAGGCCCGATTATTAATAATGTTGGACAAGCTATGCAGACATTCGTTAACGGTCAGATGGAGAAGATTGACAATTTTACAGATGTTCATACTCAACCAAATGAGGTAAAAGGATTTAAAAATCCAGCTACATTAGAAAAGGCAAAGGCAACTCGTGAGGCAAACAAAGCAAAAAAAGCTGAAGAACTATAACGATCTAGTTAAAGAGCGCAAGAAGTATCTTGCGACTATTGAGAGAGATATTGAAGCTGTTACTGAAGCTGGTAATAATAAATTGTTTGAGCTAAATGGAGAAATACACTCAATTGAGCTAAGAAGGGCTGAACTGTTAAGGATAAACTACCAGATTGAACAAAAAATCAGACATAACAAAGTGCTAGTCAATAAAGTTTAGTTGGAGTATAATGTAATAAATGGCACGAGCTAATCGTGTCTTTTATTTTTGGAGAAATTAATGACAACAGCACCAAACACACCGAGAACACAGTGGATACGAGACAAAGGCACTACTATTGATGCCGACACTGGTGTATTGATTGATGAGCTTGGCAATTTTTTTGTTGACGAGCTTGGATTCAATCTGCTAGATAGTGTATCGAGCGATGGCGTATACGCTGGACATGCTTGGGCCACTAACACTGGTGAGGTTGTTAATACAGGCTGGGCTAACGTGTTTGGAGGTAATATTCCCCTAGGCTCTGGCACACGCACGACTGTACAGGGAGATACAAGAGTAACTGCACAAGGTGATACCCGTGTGACTTCTGATGGTCAGGCAAACAATGTAACACCTACGGCGTGGGGAAGTGATGAGTACGCATAATGGCTGAAGTAAGTATCCCTGGACTAAGTACGCAACTTACATCAGTAGATCGTGCTGCTGACCTTTTAGAGGTGTCTGATACAAGCGATGCGGGTAACTCTAAAAAGAGTTCTGTTAATAACCTACTCGATCTTACGACGCACCCAGTAGGGGTAGACGACGTGCAGACTTTGACTAATAAGACGATTACAGCGCCAACTATCTCCTCACCAGTGTTATCTGGCACGGTTACAGGCACGTATACACTCGGGGGTATACCTACGTTTCCTAGTGCGGTTGTTACCTTAACAGGTAGCCAAACACTGACGAATAAAGTCCTCACTTCTCCGACAATAACCAATGCTACCGTTGTTAACCCGACAATAACCGTTGATACTGTTTCGGAGTACACAGGTGCTAACGGAGTAACGATTGATGGACTTAACATAAAAGATGGTAAACTAAACACAAATAACAGTGTTGTTACTGCAAACATTACTGATGCGGCTGTTACATTTGATAAGACCTCAGGTATATGGTGGGAAGAGCTGGGCAGAACAACACTAGGAAGCGCTGGAAATAGTATAGTTGTAAACTTCTCTGCTCGGAAATACTTAATGATATTAGCTCAACTTAGTGCCACTGGAGGAACTATTACAGGACTTACTAGATTCAATAATGATGCTGGTAGTAATTATTCAAGACGAGTATCTGATAATGGAGCTGCAGATGTAACTAACACCAGTGGATCGGGTATCGAGATTAGCGCTGGTGGTGCTGCTGCTCCTTTTCAAGCGCATGGCTACATCTCAAATATTCAAACTCTTGAAAAAATCTATACTGGTTGGGCTACAGGAGCCACACCAGGAGCTGGAAACGCTCCTTTTAGAAGCGAAAGAACTGGTAAATGGGCTAATACTTCCAATCAAATTACAATGATTGATGTTCAAAATGCTGGTACAGGACAGTTTGCTATAGGCTCAGAAGTAATTGTATTGGGGCACGACTGATGGCTGACTTTCAAATACCAAACAAAACTCTTGAAACGTCAATAGACCGTGCTACTGACTCATTTCTTGTATACGACAACTCTGCTTCTGCTCTAAGACGTACAGTTGTAAATAACATGCTCAACATCACAGGCGCACCAGTAGGGTCTACAGATATTCAAACTCTCACAAATAAAACCTTGACCGCCCCAGCTATTTCTTCTCCTGTTTTCAGTGGTACACTGACAGGAACATACACAATCGGAGGGACACCGACATTCCCATCAAGTGTCGTGACTTTGACAGGTTCACAAACCCTCACCAACAAGACACTCACAAGCCCTACAATCAATACTGCTACTATAGCCAACCCTACTTTGACTGTGGATACCATTAGTGGGTATTCGGTTGCTGGTACGGGTACAGTTTATGGGCTTAATATAGCTTCTGGCGTATTAACTACAGCAAATTCCGTGACTAATGCAGTAATCAAGACAGGCGAGTTATATACAAGTAAGGTTTTCAACTCATGCAAGTTTAGCGTTTATAGGGCGGCAGCTTTAACTACTAATGGTTCGTATCTTGTAATTGGTTTTGACACAAGGACGTATGATACAGGCTCGAATGTAGATATTGTCACAAATAAGGGTCGTTTCACGGCCCCTGTAGCTGGCTTCTATCATTTTTCTGCTACTGCCAATAATAGCTCAGGGGGAACAGGCAATTCTTATATAGCCCTGTACAAAAACGGAAGTTCAGTAAAAATTGGTACAGGTACCAACTCTGCTGCCGGTTCCCCTTACCAGCATGTATCTGGTACTTTGCAATTAGCCGCCAACGACTATGTTGAGGTAGCATATCTTGGCGCAAATACAGCCCCTGTGGCGGTAGGATCAACGGGGGTGTTCTTTGATGGGTTCTTAGTGAGTACAACATAATGAGCAACAGCAAAATAACCTCCCTTACCTCCTACACCAACCCTGATGCAACTCAGGACGTATTGCCTATAACTGATATTGCCAACAGCCAGACTAAGAAGATAACCAGAAACGGCTTGTTAGGCATAACGGGTGATCCTGTCGGGCACACAGACAGCCAAACGCTATCCAACAAAACGCTTACTGACCCAACTATAAACACAGCTACTATAGCAAACCCAACTCTTACGGTAGATACTATAAGTGAGTTTACAAGCGCAGCAGGCGTTACGATAGATGGTGTACTACTAAAAGATTCTAAGATGAATGGTAGCTACCTAACGGACGCTACAGTAAGCTCAACTGCCCTTACTACTAATGCAGTACAAGCTAGCCAAATAGCAACAACTGCAATAACTATTGGCTACGCAGAAATTACAACCTCCCAGACATCTACAGACACCACTGGAAACGGTACTTCAATAGGGCTGTCTGCGACAGTTACCGTACCAAGCGGCGGAAGACGAGTGAAAATTACTTTCCATACACCAGCTGCTTATAACAACACAATCAACCAGTTTGCAAGGCTTATTCTTTGGGAAGGTAGTATAGGAACTGGAACAGCTCTCAGGTTTGCACAAAATAAAATGGCAGCAGCAACCATAGATACTCCTTTGACTATGATACACACGTACACCCCCTCTGCTGGTTCAAAGACGTATAATATCGCGCTTAGTACCGTAGGTGGAGGGACAGCAACGGTCTATGCATCTAACACAGCAGGGGCCACAATTGGTACTGCTTACATACTAGTGGAGGTAATATAATGATTCAAACGTTCACCCAGATATACGAAGAAGTACAAAGCGGTACACAAGATCGCAGCACTTCTGAACTCGTACTAATTAAACGAGATGCTAACGTAGCAACCCAACGCTTTAAGAGTGTTATGACTCGTCCATGGTCGCGTATTGCCAAAAAAGCTAACACGGTAGCAAACCAGCAAGACTACCAACTCCCACGAAGCGTCCTAAGACCCTCAGGCGTTGATTATCTTGATGGTGATAACTATTATCCATTAGTTGAGATAGGCTCTGAGATGACCTGGAATCAGCTAAATGCAAGCGCTTCTTCGACTATTGGCATCCCCCGATACTTCTTCCCTAAGGGTAAAGACGTTATTTCACTCTATCCTATCCCTGGTTCAGCTGTTACAGAAGGCTTGAAGGTATACTACGAGCCTAAGCAACCACGCATGATCGCAGCCGATTACACTACTGGTACGGTCACGGTGACAAATGGCAGCACGACAATTACTCACTCTACAGCTGGGTTTACTGAAAGTATGGTAGGCCAATACTTCTATACGACAGATGGCAGCGATGGCAATGACTACCAAATTGTTGACTATATTGACTCAAGCAAC